CAAATTTAAAAAAACGACCGGTTATATTTAAGAATGGCTAAACTATTGATAAAACTATAAAACCCGGACGGTTTTCTTAAAAATTTAATTACCAAATAACAATAAATTATAGCAATAGAAACCCAAGTAATTAAGATATCTTGGTGCCTGGAATATAGGAGCTCTCACACTCTCTCTCCTATGTTTCTGTCTTAAATGACAAAGGTTTTCTTAAAGAGAGTGGATTAGAAGAGATTAAGTATACTATTATAACTATTTAACTTAAAAGATAATATAAATTGTAAATTAAGAATATAAAATATAAAGATATAAAAATAAATATAAACGGTCAAAAATTTGGATTCGATAGTTATGAAATAACAATTAATTATAGGAGATAAAACCCTATATAAAAGACTTAGGAGACCTTTAAAACAACCTAAGCTTACATAAAATCCTGGACAAGATTTAAAACTGTCCTATCCTTTCTTAATGATGGAGGTGGTCTAATGAAAAAGAAAGATATATTCCAAATTCTTGCTTATACAGATGAACCAATGGAATTATATAAAATTCAAAAAGAAACTCATTTAGTAGAAGCAATTGATACAATAGAGAGATATGTTAGGTCATCAAGAGAATATAAAGGATGGATACAATCTAAAAAATATAAACATAATCAAACAGTATGTAAAGCATTAGATATAGATGTATCAGAGTATAAATCAATCCCTATTGAACAGGACCACTATCCAATAACCTTATGGGATATAGTTTGGATAGTAGGTTTATATATGATAGACCAATTAGAAGATGATGAATATTTAACAACATTTGATATTGCATCTCAGGTTATAAGAGAACATTTAGATGATCAACATATAGCAACAGTATCATTAACAATTACTCATCATCAAATGAGACATCAAGACTTACAAAAAGTTAAAAAAGAAGATATACACGGTGATTATGAATCATTTATGAATAAATATAAAGAGTATATACCAGAACCTGTTCAAAAGAGGATAGATTATAATCTAACCGAAGTAATAGAATAAAGGGGACGTCCCAAGGGACATTTCTTATTATTTCAGTGGTACGTATGAGACCCAACTGAAAGGAGATGAAACAATGGCAAAACGAGAAATATGGAAAGATATTGAAAATTATGATACATATATGATATCCACTTATGGTAGAGTTAAAAGTAAACCTAAAGAATGGATAGCAGGTAATAGTGTTAAACGAAAGCACTATGGTAAAATTTTAAAATTACAAAATAATGTTCAAGGGTATAAGACAATTAGATTATATAAAGAACAAAAAGGTAAATCTTTCAGAATTCATAGATTAGTAGCAGAAGCTTTTATATCTAAACCAAGTGACTATAATGAAATGAAAGAATTATCATATCATGGATATACAGTTAATCACAAAGATGGAAATAAAGAGAATAATCATGTTGATAATTTAGAATGGATGACAAATAGACAGAATATTCAACATTCTTATGATACAGGTTTAAATGAAAAGAATAGAGAAAAAACTAGAAATCTAAGAGCTAGAAAAGTTATTATTTATAAAGATAACCAAGAATTAAAATTTGATTATATAAAAGATGCAGCTGATTTTTTAGATTGTCATAGTTCAACAATTTCTAGAACTATAAAGAAAAATATTTTATATAATGGTATATGGGGTATTAAATATGGCTAGACGAGGTAGAAAATCACAGTATCATGAAAAGGTTGAACAACATCTAGACCTTGTAAAAAAACTTCGCATAGATGGTTTAACGGAAGAATTAATTGCTAAACGATTAGGTGTATCATATAGAAGTTTTATGGAATATAAAAACAAATATCCTCAATTGTCTCAGACTTTAAAAGAATCATCAGAAGATTTATTGGCTGAATTAGAAAATACACTCTTTAAAGAAGCACTAGGAAATAGAAATAAACCAGATACTATAGAAGAAATAGAAGAATATGATTATAGAACTGGTAAGATGAATGTAGTTAAAAGAACTAAAAAATATTCAAATAAACCTAATATAACATCTTTAATCTTTGCTCTTAAAAATTTAAATAGTGATAAATGGAAAGATAGACATGAATCAACCTTTACAGAACTACAATCAGCTCTTGACAATTTCAAATTAGTATCTGATGAATTAGAGAAGAATTTAAATGAAGAAGATAAATAATTTCAGATATATAGGAACTCCTAAAGCTTCTAAATGGATAAAGAAAACTTTAACTCATAGATTCAATATGCTAATGGGACCAGTTAGAAGTTCTAAGGACTATAATGCTACAATCGCATTTGTTGAACAAGTTAAGAGAGCTGATTATGACTTATTTATGATAGGTGCTGTAGATGTTAAAAACTCTGTTCGTATCATAGGTAGATATATACTTGATTATTTAGGTGGTTTAGCTAGGAAAGTTAACTATATGGAAGCACCTGCAATACAATTCCCTTATAATGGAATGATGAAAACAATCATATTCGCAGGTGGTAAAAATAATGGTTCAGATGTAGGTATTCAAGGTTTAACCCTTCACAGTATATATTTAACGGAAATCAATTTACTTAATGAAGACTTTATCAATCAAGCAATTAAGAGAACCTCATCATTTAAAGATGCAAAGATATTTGGAACAATGAATCCAAAAGGTCAGAGACATTTCTTTAGAATTAAATTTTTAAATATATGGGAAAAGTATCATAATGAACATCCAGAAAAAAAATGGTTAAATTTTGAAAGATTTACTTTATATGATAACCCTGTATTAGATGATGAAATGATTGATATGATTAAATCATCATATGACCCTACTTCAGTAGCATATAAAAGAGATATAGAAGGATTAGAAACAGACCCTGAAGGAGCTTTATATACCATCAGAGACTATAACATATTAGAACAAATAAACTTCAGAGACTATAACAGATATGTCACCGTTATGGATTCAGCAGATGATAGGTCCGCTACAGTTTTTCTATTAGGAGGTATTCGATTCAATACTGAAAAGAATCAGAATGAATTATATATACTAAGGGAATACTTTCATATAAACAATACAAATGATATTCAAAAGAAAACAACTCAACAACGAATAGATGATTATGTAGTCTTTATACAAGAATCTATTGAATTATTTAATGGTAAACACCCTGAGTTAATTTTATTCGATAATAACTCTGAAGAATTTTTTAGGAATCTTAGACAATCATTAAGACAAAATAATCTAGGACAACATACTCCTAAGAGAGTTGCTAAAGATACTGAAGAAGAAAGAATATATAAAATGCAATCATGGTTATATCAAGGTAAATTAAGAATATATAAACATTTAACTCACACTATAGAAGATTTTAGAAATGCAGTATATGATGAAAAAGTATATGAGCGAACTGGTAAGATACAGATGAAAAATGATTATACAGAACAAGGACACATGGATTGTGTCGATGCAACATCCTATATAGTGAAATACTATACAGGTATTATAAAATAACTTATAACCCGTAAGGGATAAGAATATAAATCATTCAGTGGCTATAAGGCCCAACTGGGAAGGAGATTTAAATTATGGAACAAGAAAACCAAACAATCGAGCAAGTTAATGAACCTACAGAAAAAGTAGTAAGTAATGAACAAGTTCAAGCTCAAACAGAAGAGTTCAAAGCACCATCTAGTAAAGAGGAATTAGAGCAATTGACACAGGCAGCCATCAATAGAGCTAAAACCGAAATGCTTAAAGATTTAGGTGTTAAATCTGTGAAAGAATTCAAGGATTTTAAAAACGAAATCGAAACTAAATATACTCAGTATGATTCTCTATTAAAAGAAAAAGACGAATATGCAAGCAAATATGAAAGCTTGGTTAATGAAAATATAACATTAAAACGACAACAAGTCTTAAACAAACTAAATATTCAAGATGAATATAAAGAGGATTTAACTAAACTAGCATTAGATCACGTTTCTGAATCTAAGAATTTCGAACAAGTATTAACTGAGATGGTTAACAGTAAATATAAATATGCTGTAACAGGAACATCTCAAATTAAGATGGGAACATCTAAAACCGAAACACAACCAAATCAAACATATAGCCCAGAAGTACTTAAACGTATGCCTTGGTTAAAAAATTAAAAAAAAAATAAAAAGGAGAAATTTATATTATGGCATTTTCAAATGGTTTCAATGGTGATTATACATCACTTAATACAATTTTAAAAACTTTAGAAGCAAAATCTTACATCATTCCTGGTGTAACAGCAAACGCAGATTTAACAGTAACAGCAAATGGAGAAGTAGCATTTTTCTATACTGATGGTGCATCTAACAATGGTACTGGTACAGTTGGTGCTCAATTAACATACGTATCAAGCGGAGTTAACAGACATGATATTTCATTAACAAATGCATTAACAATTAAAGATGTTATTCCTAATGTTAATGCATCAACAGTTAGTGGAGATGTAATTGCAGTTAAAGTAGCTAATGAAGCTCTTCGTAGAATGAATTCATGGCATGCTGCTGCTGCAACAGCTCTTGAAACGTCAGCATCAGCTAAAACTTATACAGCACTATCTACAACTAATTTAGCATATGATGTTATCGTAGATGCTATTCAAGCATTTAAAACAGCTAACAAGGCTCAAGGTTTAGCTCCTACAGCTGTATTAGTTAGTCCATCTTTCAAAGGTAAACTTTTAAAAGATGATCGTTATACAAGAACAGCTCCTCTTTCTAACATGGTTTTAGAAGACGGACAAGTAAGAAAAATTAATGGTGCTATGATTATCGAATGTGCTGATTTAGGTACGTATGATTTCATAGTTATGCATGCAAATGGTTTTGCAGCTCCAATTAACATTAACTCATTAGTAGTTACAGATGGTACAGCAGCTGGTCAATTTATATACGCCTAACTGGGTGGCCAGTAAATTAAATTATTTACATATCAAGTAATGTTATATATGCAGCCTATATGGTGGTAAGTAAAATATACGTATATAGCATCGGGGAACTTACAAGAATCCCGAGAAAGTGAGATAATATGAATAAAAACAAACAAGAGTGGAAAAAACTCGAAGAAACTAAATTTATG